CGAATTCAAGAGAAAGGCTCTCCTGAAAGCCCAAAGGCTCACCACCAAAAACTCCAATAACATCCTTTACACAGGTTGGCGTAAGGAATGCATTGAAAGCAATGGCTTCTTGGACGGGAAAAACCAATGGCCAGAAAAACTCGTCCAGATACTTCGTGCAAGAGGGCAGGATATTGTTGTCCTGAATAAGTTAAAGCCCCTTATCAACCAGATTTGCGGCCTGGAGATCAATACGCGCACCAAGATCGCTTACCGCACACATTCAGGGCGTAATGATGCAGAGCTTTTGGCCAAAGGGCTAACCCATTGGGGATTTGCGATTCAGGAAATGGAGGATTTTTCATATAAGGGGTCTTTAAGGGCGCGTGACGCCCTTACAGGCGGCCTTGGATGGGTAAGGCTTTTCTCATACGAGGGAAAAATCATTTATGAGTACGTGAATTCCCTGGACATTATCTATGACGCCGATGATTTCTCCCCCCAATTGGAGAAGATGGACTCCGTACAGCACATGCGGTTCCTTTCCTTGGAGCAAAAAAAATCTTTCTGGCCCAAACATGCAAAAATATTTGAAGAAATAGACCGAGATGATTCGGATGGGTATTTTGTAGGCAATTTTTCCTCTGAGCTTTGGAATAGGCAGTCTGATTGGATTTTCCCCCTCACGGAAAGCTATATGGGCGGCAAGACGCCTGTTATTGAGTGCCAATATAAAGAACCCAGAAAGTATTATTGCAGCATTGATAACAGTGGCTATTATTTTGAAACGTTTGATGAGGAAAAAGCGGACAAACTCTCTCCCGTCAAAAGTGATATTGAGGAGAAAACGGGGACTCAGATTATGCGCACTGTGTTCTATAAGGACATTTTGCTTGACCATTCCCCTTTATACCCTAACATCCCGAATTGCAAGAATTTCAGCTATATCCCCCTTGTGTGGGACAGAAGATTAAGCGATTCGCTACCCATAGGCATTGTTGATGGCCTTAAAGACCTCCAGAGGGGGATCAATTACCTTAATGCCAAAAATATGAATGCATTAAATTCTGTCCGAGTTGTAATGCCAGCAGATGCAATGCTGCCAGGCCAGAGCCTTGAAGATGTTCGTGACGAAGCTGCCAGGCCAGATGGCGTTTTCCTTGAAACGCGGGAGAACGAAGTTAAACTCATTCCTAATGTGGATCTTGCGGCAAGCTATTTAAGGCAAGCCGAACGCAATGACAAGGAATTGCAGCAAATAAGTGGTATTTATAGCGACTCTCTGGGAGAGCCTACCAATGCCCAAAGCGGTATTGCCATTAAACAAAGGCAAATAGGCTCCGCAAAGAATTTCGCTTATGGATTTGATGCGTTCGGGTACGTAAAGAAACGCGAAGGGAAAATGCTCCTTGACCAAATCCAGGGAGGCGATTTTGAAAATATGGACATCCAGATACTCGATGATGATGAAATGGATGCCATTACTCTTAACCTTGTCAGGGAAATTGATGGCGAAAAGGTCATTTTCAATGACGTACGTACGCTCCCCGTTGATGTCTATGTTGAGCGTGTTCCTGACTATGACTCATCCCCTGAAGAGCAACAAGCAACCCTGGAGGCTCTCCTTGCCAACCCATCTGCGCCACTTATCCTGCAAAATCCAGAATTGCTGAAGCTCTTGCGGTTCCGTTATGCGGACAAGATAGCAGGGGCAATGCAAAAACTCCAGCAACAACAGACAGCTATGGAACAGGGGGGAAATATGCCTCTTCCTGCTCCTCAGAACCAACAAGAAGCTATATCACCCGTACCCATTGGGGGGAAGGTAAATGGCTGATCCAAATACGCTTAAGGTATTAGCTATTGACGGAGGGGGAGAGCGGGGGTATTTCGCTAATCAATTTTTAAAACAATTTGTTAACCAATGGGGAATTCACCCATCCACATTGGCGCAACAATTTGATGTTATATGTGGCACATCTGTTGGTGGGATTATGGCTTTATCTTTAGCTGACGGGTTGACACCAGATGAGCTTGACCCATTTTTTACCACTCAAGGCCCCTATATATTTAGCTTAACTTCTCTTTTTGCTGGCTGGCGTCCCAGCTTAGTTTATAAATTGATATTAATTGCAGCAAGCACGCCATTTTATCAATCCTCTGGCCCCACTGCCGATTTTTACGGATCAGGTTTACTGAAAAATACCATCCAAACTCAGTTTGGAAGTAAAACCCTTCAAAATTTGAATACAAATGTTATTATTCCTTCCTTTAATTATACCACTGGAACTTATGTTTTATTCTCAAACGTTAATATTGGGGGTCTTATAGGTCAAAATTTCCTTGTTTCTGATTGTGCTTTAGCTACTGGCGCTGCCCCTGTTTATCTTCCAGCATGGAATATTGGGGGAGACAATTATATTGATGGAGGTGTTTATCAAAACAATGCTTCTTCTTTTGGGATTGCCCTGGGAAAAACTGTTAAGAAAAATGCAAATAGAATATGTATCCTTTCTATCGGAACTGGAAGGGGAGAGCTTGGATTTGATCCAACTGGCCATGATGGCCCTCCTCCTTCCCCCTTAATCCAAAATACCTTTAAAGAAAAAAAGAGAAACCTATTTCATTATTCAGGAATTGATGGCGAACAGTTTAGGTCAACCCCAATTTATGAGCATTTATGCCAAACCCATCCTAATTTTGAGCAAAAAGTTAAAATCGCAGAAGAATTGGCGCGTATCAGTACTTTTGCCTTTGATACTGTCCAAGCGATTTTTGCATTATTTGAAATAGCGGCTACAGGAGGGCAAGAGTCTATAGCAGAGGCCATTAGAATAGAATCTACCAATACTTTAGATCAAATATATTCATATAGATTTCAAACACAGTTTGATTCAGAACAAAATACAGAATTAGATAATACTGACACATCAATACTTAATTATTATGACACTACCGAATCTGTACTATATGATAATGATTCAATTAAAATTTCTTCATTTCTTGGGCATTTAACGGCATGAAATATCTTGTTGGTTATACGGACATGTTTATGTCCTCTCTTACGGGGAAATTGAGGAGCTTTTCCCAATTTCCTTCCCTTGGAAGTCAAGGCTATATAATTATTGGAGATTATCAAGGAGATGCTATAGTCAGTCCCGCTCTTATTGATGTCAGGCTTGACATTATAGAGTTGAGGGCGCTTCTTCAGAAACTTACAGAACTCAAATTTATTCTTCAGCAATCCAATTTCTTTGCCCCAAATGCGCAAGGGCTTTCTGACCTTGCACAAGGATTCCTTTATAATAATGAAAACGGAATTTTGTCTATCGAAGTTCCGGGGACAGGTACGCTCGCTCTTCCTTATAAAAATGTATTTTTAGGAGATACAGATAACCTGGCGCAAGCAAGCCCAACTATTCTGATGGATAATTTGCCAGATGTTGATTACCACAAACTATTGCTGGCAAATTCAAGCAACAGATTGGTTCCTCAGCAACGGATTGACCTTGTAAACCTTCCTCCCTTTTTGAGTGAAGATCCTACCGTTAACTATGGAATTTATAACCTTTACACGGGAGGGATTAACCTTAGCGTATCTGAGCCGATTGCACCTGCTACTACCTTACGGATAGACCGCAGCAACCTTCCAAACTTGTCAAAAGGAAAAATATACATGGGGGTAGTCAACATTACCCCCCCCCTTATTACAATTGGGGTTGATGGGGTAACGGTGAGTGGGGATTTAAATTGGGATGCACGGGGAGCATTGCCAATTGTGGGGGAAAGCTATGCCGTTCCAAAAGAAACAGGTTTAGACCCTGGTACTATCTTTATGGGAGATTTTGAAAATCCTGGGCAAATTATTCAAAGGGGACTGGCATGGGGACAAATGTTCATAGGAAATGGTTTTGGTCAAATTACAACCACTGGTTTGCTTCCCTATCAGCTTTTCAGTGGTGACCCGGGTGGATCAGGCAGGATTATTCCAATCACCATTTTAGACCGCACCAATTTACCAATTTTACCTTTTAATAATGTGTGGATAGGAGATGGTTTAGACCAGGCGTTTCCAATTCCCATCGGAGCAAGTCTTCTTACGACTCCAGAACTTACCATTGCGCCAACCGGAGTTGTAGAAGGTGCATATCCATGGCCAGCAATTACAATCAATACAGAAGGTCGAATTTTAATTGCATCAGACAATACCTCTACGATTGATGAGATACAAGACAATATTGCAAATAATACTTCTGATATTGCAAACAATACGACCAACATTGCAAATAATACATCTGCTATTAGCACAATAAGTACTACTTTATTTGACCCTGTCACAGGTATCGTTACAACTATTTTTGCTCCAGTGACAGGTATTTTATCCACAATTACAGGTATTTTAAATAATATAGGAAATTGGACCAATTCTAGTAGTATAAGTGATGTAGTTAACAATAATACATCAAATATTGCAACTAATACATCAAATATAGCCACAAATGCAGCTGCTATCAGTAATATTCTCGACAACATCATACCTTCTTTATCAGCCCGTTCTCCTTGTCGAGTGGCAGCCACTGGAAACTTGAATGCTACCTACAACAATGGTTCAAGCGGTGTAGGAGCTACTTTAACAAATAATGGTACGCAAACAGCTCTTGTGATTGATGGCATTACATTAAATGTTAATGACAGGATTTTAGTCCCATTTCAAACAACTCAATACCAGAATGGCATTTATGCCGTCACTAATACGGGAAGCTCAAGCACAAACTGGGTTATTACGAGAACTACCGACTTTGACGGAAGTGCTGGCGGAGCAATCGTGGAAGGTACAAGTGTATGTATTGCTGCGGGAACTGTGAATGAACAAACTTCCTGGATGGAAACAGGGGACGGCCCATTCACCGTCGGCACTACACCTATCATTTTTACCGGCTATCCAGGACAATCCTCTATCACTAAAGTTGGCACTTTAACGCAAGGGACGTGGAATGCTACTGCTCATACTGTTCCCTTTGGGGGAACAGGGAAAACGAGCTTTACTCCTTATTCCCTTATTTGCGCAGGTTCTACATCAACAGGAAATTTTCAAAATGCCGTAGGCACAGGTGATTTTGGTCAAGTTTTTACATCTGTTGGCCCAGGGGCGATCGGTGTATGGAAGAATCCCCAAGAAGCTATAATTGTCAATCAAAATACTTCTACCGTCACTATGGTAGCAGGCGCACAATATTTCATTAACAATGGTTCAACGCTTGTCACCCTTTCTTTACCAGTAGGCGCCGCTCAAGGGGATACTTTTATTGTAGTAGGCGGTTCAAGTGGTGGATGGAAAATAGTTTTACCGGCAGGTTCCCCTTTTTCAAAAATTTTCTTTAATTCCCAATCTACTTTTGCTGGTAGCGGTTATTTGCAAAGCACCAATCAATATAATTGTATCACAATAAAATGCATAGATTCTGGTGGTCCAATGTTTATTGTTAGTAATTCTTCTGGGTCAATACTTATATTTTAAATTTATAAAAGAGGTTTTAACATGGTTACAAATACTTCCATAGACATTGGATCACAAACTATCAATACAGTTGGGACTATCACAACAGGAACCTGGCAAGGCGATATATTAGATCTTCCTTTTGGTGGGACGAATGCAGCTTTAACGGCTTCCAATGGCGGCATTGTTTATTCTACGGCAACATCTTTAGCCATCTTACCAGGAGTAGCACAATCTTTTAGGGCACTTTTATCAGGTAATTTAAGCGCCCCCACTTGGTCTAATGCGGCTTATCCGGTCAGCACTACCATCAATCAACTTTTATATTCTTCTGCAAATAATACTATTGTTGGGTTGCCTACGGCTAACAATGGTGTAGTGGCAACCAATGCTTCGGGTGTTCCTTCTGTCGCCTCCGCATTACCATCAGCGGTTCAAGGTAACATCACCTCCCTTGGTACAATAACTACTGGCGTCTGGAATGGAAGCATAATCCCTATGCAATTTGGAGGTAGTGGAGCAAATTTAACAGCATCTGCGGGCGCTATACCTTATTCGACTTCCAGCGCATTAGCGCTCTTGGCGCCTACTACTTCTAACAAGGTATTCATGTCGGGAAATGGCGCAATACCCGCCTGGTCATCTGCTACATATCCAGTAAGCACCACGATTAACCAGCTTCTTTATTCCTCTGCTGCTAATGTGATTACGGGACTTACTGCGGCTAATAATGCTACCTTGATGACAAATAGCTCAGGGGTTCCTGCATTTCAAACAACCGCTTCTAATTTTGTCACATCCCTTACGCCAACCCCTAACCAAATTAGTGTAAGCTCTTCCACAGGAGCAGTTACGGTCTCTTTAGCAAGCAGTATTCATTTAGGGGCTACTGGTGCTCCTGCTGCTCGTATGCATCTTGAGGGAGGTGTACAGAATGTCTCAGGAGAGGACAGTGTTATACGAGCACAAAGCTCAAGTAATGCAGCAAAAATAGAAATTAATTGTACGGGGGGGACTGGCCGTCTTTACGAATTAAGCGCAACAAATTCAGCAACAGCAGCTTTCATTGACAGAACGGGAACTGCAACGAAATGGGTTGTCAATGCTTCTGGATTGGGATTTGGGGCATCGGCTGTGGCCCCCCTTTATGATGGTGATTGCAATGGCACATTTAGAAGTAAAAGGTTACTTGGAAATGGCAATACACCTACCTTTACATTGAGTGCAAATGCAGGGGCAGGTGCTACCGCTTCCATGAGTGGATGTGAGATGGCGGGTCAATTTTCAATAACGACGACAGCAGGCGGTGGCACAGGTACATGGGTTATATTTACTTTAGCGTCTGCAATGCCCAATACCAATTATTCTGTTATTTTTAGTGCGGAAAACCCAAATGCCGCAACTTTAACCGGCAATCTTGTTATGCAGAAAACTTCTACAACACAATTCCAATTGATTATTACCGGATTAACAATTCCCCTTCCTAATACCTATATATGGAATTATTTAATTATTGGTTCAACATAATGCATTATATATTGAAAAGTATAATATCGTTTGTGTATGTTCAAATAGTACAAAGTATATAAGGAGAATATAAATGCTTGAATACGGACAATTCCCTGACACAGACTTATTAGACGAATTTGCCAAAATCAATATCTCTTCCCAATTTATTAAGCCTGGGTTTATTGAGCAATTGATGAATGTGCAAGATAAAGACACACAAGAGTACAAGGACGCTATAGCCTATGTCCGAAAAAATGTTGTTAAGGTCAATAGGGCTTCTGAGAAAGTCTTGGAGAAACTTAGGGATGCTTCCGAAGAGGAAGCCCAGTCGAAATAAATGGCTAACAACCTCCCTCCGGCGCGTCCCAGAAAAGTTTCCACGCGGCAAATTGATAGCACGCCGCAGTTAATCTATGGCTTTGATAACGCTTCCTTTGTTCATAGCATTTTTATCTGTAACACGACGAATAAGGAAATTTTTGTGAGCCTTAATACGTTGGAGGAAAGGGGAGACAATGTCATTAGTCCCCAGCTATATCAGAATCAGGTCTTTGCGCCATACGAAACAAGGGATTTACTCAAGGGAAGTGTACTTATCATGCAACCAGGAGACCTTGTATACGCTAATTCAAGCTTTTCGGGAGACCGATTTGATAGCCATGTGTCATCTTTAGAACTTACGGAGGTAATAAATTACGATGTCTGAGAAAAATAATACTGTTGAGCAAGCGCAAGGCAATGGTGATAACGATGTGCTTGGCGATCTGTTTGGCAACAGGGAAGACCCTTTTAACGCCCAGAAAGATGACGGGATGGTTCCTCCAGAAGGAGAGGGGGCACCTGTGAAGAAAGAAACTAACAAACCCGAAAAGGTTAATGCCAAGGAAGAGAAGAAACAGACAGAAAGCAACGCGTCCGTTGAAGAAAAAGACGTAGCTGAGGAAAGTTCTGAGCCAGAAGAAAAATCACAAGAAAAAGATTATAAAGCCGAATTTGAAAAGTCTGAGGCAGACCGGGAAAAGTCTGACCGCCGCTATAAGGATTCCCAAAAATGGGGCACTGACCTTAGCAAAAAGCTGTCCTCTTATGAGAAAGCCGTAAAAAAGTATATCGATGATGGCGTCCTTACAGAAGATGAAGCAAATGGGTTGCTTGACCACACAAAGCATGAAGAGCTTTCCCCTGAAGACGAGCCTTTGCTTATCAAATATTCCAGGATATGGGACGAAGGCATTAACCACATGCGCGAGTATGCCGATGACCCCAAGAAAATTGACCAATACACGTATGCCTTTCAGCAACTCTTGAGGGATTCTACATCCTCACAGGAAATCCAGGACATACTCGATGAGTTTGCCGATATCGAGTCTACGCCTTCTTCTTATGCGCGGAAACTCATAGAAATAGGTAAAAAATATAATGATGAAGTATTCGACGAAGTATATAGCGCTGGAAGTGTTAGAAATTACAAGAAAAAAATGTTAGAAATAAATGAAGATTTAAATAAAAAGCTTGACAAGGCAAATAAAGAAGTAGAAAAGTATAAGAGGAAATATGAGGATTTTGATAAAAAGCCTCCCATGAATTTGCCGACAGGCAGCAGGGGGGACTCAAAATCCGATAGTAGTGGAAACGAAAGCACATCATCCATATTGGACAGCTTGTTTTCACAACGTTAAAAGCTTCGGGTTTCTTCCCCTCCCTGGAGGGCGCTTCCTGAAGCCTGTCTGAACATGCAAGGCGTGAAACCTTGCCTTGAGGTCGACCCACAGTCTTCCCCTCAAGCTGCAAGGCGTACCTTCCCGAGTATGTAAAGAATAAATAATTGATCTGTAAAGGTTTTTACGGGTCTGTGTTTAATTTTTTACACTTTGAAGGTACAAAATGGCAGAATATTCTCCCCTTTCCCCCAATGCTTATGACCAAGATTTAATCCCAAAAGACGTCCGCGCCAAATTTTTCCGGGAAATCATTGCGGCCAGTCCACTTTTTAAGTTCATGGGCAAAACTGAGCTCAGCGTTATCCAGGTAACAGATAAGGACAACGGCTCAGGCCCCACATCCAATTTTACTGTTTTCCGAGAACTTGATTATAAAAACCCCATTAAAGGCTATGATCAGATTTCCGGTAAGGGCCAAAACCTGAAGTTTTACGATGACAGGGTAGAGGTTACCAAATATGCATGGCCTGCCCGCTTAAGGGGTATACAGCTTACCAAGCTTTACACGCCTGTAGACGTATTCGGTGAATTAAGGCCAGCCTTGCAAAGGCTCCAAAAGCGAAACTGGATTTATGAAATCCTAAAGTCAGCCACGTTTGACAATTACCCTGACAGAACCGGAGGCCCTGTAGACAACCGCGCTTTGTATTCTGGAGCCGCTTATAATGCAAGCATTGATACAGCTGTAGGCGCTATGGGAAATGCCGATTATACCGCCAGCGGCGGAAATGTCGATGATATCCTATTTATGAGGGATATTGCCCGTAACGGTGGTAAGGGAGCTTACCGCGCTGAAAAGGTAATCTCGCCTTATGAGATGGAAATGAAAGACGGTTTTGCCGATCCAAAATATATCCTGTTTTTAGACCCCGCGGCTTATCGGAAAATAGCCAAAGATCCGCAAATCCAGAACCAGGTAGCCCGTGGCGTCCTCGAAGCATCTGACCAGCCTTCCTTGTTACGCGGCGCTCCATTCCGCATGAGGATTGATGACGTTCTTGTCTACGAAGTTCCTGAGCTTGGCGATTTCCGTGTTACGGCGAACGGGAAGACAGCCGCATGGAACCTATTCTGCGGGGCGCAAGCTTTTGGGGCTATCTTCCGCGGAATGCCATGGATGACAACGGAATATTCTGACCATGACACAAACGTTGAAATGGCCCTCCACGAGATTCGTGGCCAAAAGGCCCTTAAATTCCCTTCTTATGAAGATGAATCAACGCTCATTGAAAATGGCATCATCCATTATTTCACCAGAATAGCTTAAGGAAAGGAATTTAACATGGTAGCAGTTATTCGATATACGGAATTCAAGAACAATACCAACCCTGCGGCTATTGACTTAACGGTAGGACCAGTCGTCAGTGCGGGGTATGATTTTGCCTCTTATATCCACAAACATACTTTTATTGCACCAGAGATCGGGACAGGCGCAGGCCAAACAGGGGACACAACCTCAAACCCAACGACTGGCTTTTTGCTGGCCAAGTTTTATGGGCCGCCTATCCAGGAAGTTGTAGCGGCATGGCTTGTCAAAAACGCAACGCCTACCCATGCAAATGCAAATATTAATTTCAGGGCATTTGTTACGGGAACAGCCGACCATTTTTCACAGCTTGTGTTCGGAATTGATAACAGCAGGGATGGTGAAGCCAGGTTATATCTTCTCGACCAGGGAGACGATGCGTCAACCATGATCGCAGCAGGTGATACTGTCTTTTACTCTGTCGCCCTTGGCAATACCTAACAGGGGAAGCCGTTTTTACAAGCGGCTTTTTACGCTCTTATGGACGCTAGGGATATCATTACAACCGTCTCTAATATGAGCATTGGCCTTGACCAGCCAAGCGACAGTGATATCCCTATCTTTTTAAGGTTCCTCAACCAGGCTTATTTTGAATTGTTGAGGGTCACCGCTTTAACAAATCCCCTTCTCCCCAAGATTCGTGAAACACTGGATTGTACAGATGGCGTCGTGGACAATCCTTCCCAAAAAATATTCAGCATAAGGTCTGTTTACGTTCCCAGCGTAAAGGTTCAATTAAAACGCGCCAATATTGACGCTCTTATGAAGCTCAACCCAGAACTTTCTGACAAAGCGTCCACTTACCCGGACTGCTGGTATTATGACAGTGCAAAGCTCAACGTTTATCCATTGTACACAGGGCAGATTGGCGTTTTCTATGTTCCCAATCCCCAACGGATGACAATTGACACCACAGAGGACGGCATATATATCCCTGACCTTTACCAATCCCTCCTTATTGATGGGACATCTTATTACCTATTCCAATCCGAAACAGGTTTTAAAGACAGTTTAAAAATGGCAGACGCCAAATCCCGTTTCGAGAAAGGGGGGACTGAACTCGCTTCCTATATGCGGGCCTTGAGCGGCCAGACTTTCTATTCAAGTTATAGCGCCGTCTGATGATTTCCGAAAGCGCTTATGACCAGATCATCCTTTACCCTCCAGCGGCAGGGATGAACCAGGATATTTCCGACGCAATTCTGGATGAAAGGAAATACTGCTATTATTTATTGAACATGATCACAGACAAAGTTGGTGAATCAAAAGTACGTTTCGGTACCCATCTGACTTTTGACCAGAACGATACCAATTACCAGATCATTAATGAATTCTTGTACAGGACTGCTACCGGAAGCCGCCAGACAATAAGGTATGGACAGGTTTATAAGCCACTCCCCAATAATAGCATTAACCTGAGCATTCCTGACGTGAACCACATTACGGTTACCAACCAGGATGCAAGCAATATTGTACCCGATACCTATATTGCCTTGAATTACAGTACCCCTAACGGCCTTTCGCCCACCGCTTATTATTTTGTCATTAGCGTACAAACTGAAGACAACCACCTCCTCATAGAGTTGGGTAACAATTCTTTTTCGGACGACCTGGAAGATTTTTTTATTCAGCAACAAGCAGAAACCATAGAATATGTGAGCCATAGCTCAATCCGGTTTTCCATTCCTGAAGGGTTTGATTTCAACCTTTTTTATCGGGTTAACCAGGCCATTAAGCTTATTGTTAATGATGTTATTCATGATCTGACCATTAACTCTATCACTGAAAATAATGGTTTTCTTGATCTTGTCTTTAATGAAAACACTGTCCCTGAATTTACGGGCGTTGACACGGTTTCCTTACGTTATCAATCCTCTACGCCTGAACTTGTCAGCATAAGTTATCCGTCCGGCGTTCTGGATGTCTACGACCATGCGACCAATTCTGTTTTGCCTGGAAATAACCAGAAAATAGAAAACCTGTCAGCATCATGCACGCCCAGGGGAGATTTTATCGACGGGAAATTTTGGATATGTAACGGCGTTAATAAAATCATGACCTGGGACGGGACAAATTTGGCAGTCTATGTGGAGTATGTCAAGGAGTTCGCCCAAACCTTTAACCGGATAGATAACACGCATTTTTCCTTTACGTCCAACCCTGTGTTTGATGAAGCAAAATACTTTGCAGGAAACAGCATCAAGCTCTCCATTGACCAGGTACCTTCCATACTGAGCATTGCCTCCATAACTGTCGTTGACGGGCTTGTTACTATCACCACCAATGAAAACCTTCCCGACTTTGGAGGAAACAACAGGATTGAATTGTTCTACCTGGATTCGCCGCCCCCATTCAGTTATCTAAAGGCGGCGCATGATAGGTTGTACGCCCTTGGCCCAGGTGTTGTAAGACATGCTTACCGTGACCCGTATGAAGCTTTAAGGTTCTATTATCCCTACACGACAAGTGAAGATGCGAACGGTTTCAGGTTTTTCAATGAAACGACCAAGACCGTGCCAAGCTTTGATATATCAGGGAAACATGGCATTGCTGACAATCTTGAGGCAATCTGCACCCTTAATAATTACCTTGTTTTCATGGGGCGCAACCGGACGCAGGTATGGCAAGGCAATGACCCCATTAATTTACAATCGGCCAATGCCCTTCAGTTTTCATCCGTCCTTCCTGTTGGGGTATCGCATGGGGATTTACTCGTTGAACTCCCCAATGATGTTTATTTCATAAGCCAAAATGGATGTAACTCCCTCAGCACTCTTAATGTGGCTAAACAGGCAGCGGCCAGCAGTTTCGGGGCCATTGACCCCTTGATCAGGCAATTTATCAAGTCAATGGCAAACTCCAACTATGCCTACCGTTATTGCCGCGCGTTTAAATATGATGCTGGCGTCTTTTGTGGCTTCAAGATTGGGTTCAATGATCTCCTTGTTTGCAAGTACGATACGAAGCTTTACGCCTGGTCGGTATTTTCTGAAGATTTTCAGAAGGCTACTGCCTACACATCTGATGAACGTTCACTTTTCCTCGGCATAAATGACAAGATTTTTCAATACGCTGACGGTAATGAGGATGAGGTTAAGTATGGCGACAATGACGGCAATAATCCCATTGATTACGCTATTACGTGGCCAATTAAAAGTAAAAGAAGATGGTCTAATAAAAGATATGAAGTACAATCAGAATATTCATCAAGTGTAGTTGTTAATAAAAAGAATTATGTTAATATAGTAATTAATGGAGATTTAAGTAAAACATTCAGGCTGGAAGGTTCTTACAAGTTTGATTTTAAAGGAGACCTTTTGGGAACAGTTAACCTTGCTCAGGGCCTTGATGTGAATTCAGAAACCCCTGGAATGAGGCTTGATGAACCCTACAGGTTCCCGAACGATAGGCTGCATTTCCTGAGTTCCACCTTTTACTTGAGCATCATAGGACAGACGATGGATGGCCCCCTGTCTTTTAAGAAAATACGCCTGTTTGGCATTAATGAGAGATAGAAATGGCTTTAAGCAATTTTACCCGTCCAGATTCCCCTTATGAAAACAAGCCGCTTCCAAATGATAGTAAATTTAGGATACGTACGCGGGTGGAAAAATCCCCCATAACAGACCAAATGTTTGAAGATGATGCTAACGCCGCACTGGATAGGGATAACCAGCTTGACATGAAAATTGAAAACCTGGTGGCTGGCATAATCCCGGGAATACAAGACCCAAACAATGCTTTTACTTTGGTTGGTTCGGATGGGAATGGTAACCAGGTTTTAACAAAAGTTTCGCCTAATTACATCCTTGACCAGTCCATGCCAGCCACAAAACTTGTCCCTTTGAGCGTTGGCCCCGCGCAGATTGCTAACGGCGGCGTCACACCCCCAAAAATACCAGACAATAGCATCCCATATTCAAAGATGAATTTTCAGGGACAGGATATCCCCTACGCAATAATCAATGTCCCTGACGGGGCAATCCTTTACTCAAAATTAAATATTCCGGATACAACAATTCCTTATCCAAAATTGAATATCCCTGATAACACGATACCTGGACCTAAGTTAACTAATAAGAGCATAACCCAACAACAACAAGGGCTTTTATCTGTTGGAACCCCTGAGCTTATTGATGAAGCTATTACGTTGCCTAAAATGGCTCCTAATGTCTTAACGCCTGCCGCCACAAAAGCTGATCAAATAGCAGCAAATTCCAATGCCGTTTATACCAGTCCGGCAGTTCAGCAATTTCATCCGAGCGCAAATAAGTTTTCCTGTAATTTCAATGGAACTCTACTTGGAACCAATCCTCCAAGGTCAGGATATAATGTAGTTTCTGTTGAAAGATTAAGTGCTGGATTGTATAAAATTAATTTTATTGTTCCATTTTCTAATACAGATTATGTTATTAATGGGTCTTCAAACTATATTAGTGGTAATCCTTTACCAAATTTTGGTATAAATACATTATCAACAGGTTTTTGTCAAATAGTTTTAGGAATTAATGGGACTTTTCTTGATGCATCAGTGGTTTGCGTAGAGGGTTCTGGTTTGCAATGATTTACTTTGTTGAATTAGCCGCCTTAGAAATCAAAGATCATTTCCCCTCTTTCTACCACAAGGACGGCACTTACTTTGAGATTATCAAAGGGGAGCAGCCTATTGGGTTTATCAGCATCCGCCCATTTAACGAAGAAATAAAATCCTGCAACTTTGGTGTCCATTTAGTGGATAAGTACAAACTTACAAAAAACATCATACTATCCGCTTTTGATTTACCAAAAAAGCTTGGTTATAAAGTAATGTTTCTTGCTTCTGATGTAAAAATAGTAACTTCTTTCCTAGATTACATGGAAAAATTTGGTATAAATTACCTATGTACTATACTTCAAAAGCGGTATTACTTTAAAAGGATAGAGGTTTAATTATGGGATTGTTCCGTCCTGGTGGTATTTATGATAGCTGGCGTTACCAGGGGGGTATAGTCAGGTTTGGTAATGATGAGCCACCACCCCCACCACAATATGCTGCGCCCCCTCCTGCTCAGGAAATTATGGATGTCCTGGATGAGGTTTCCGGTGTCCAAAGCGTTGTTGTAACGACGCCTGATGGGAAAAAGAGGCGCGAGATAAAGCGGTTGCCGAGGACGCCACAGGAACAAGCCTTGTATGAGCAGGGCGAGCAACTAATGGGGCGTGCTATCCAGAACATCCAAGACCTTTACCAATATGACCCGAACTCCGTTATCAGTTTTGCCCCTATTATTGACACCTTTGCAGAGGTCAACGAGGAACGCGCAAGGGGATTGGCGCAAATCGCCAACCTGGGCAACATCCAGGCGGACATACAGGCATTCAGGGAAATGCGGCGCAGCATTGATGATGACATGTTTGCGCGTCAAAACAGGCAAATGGAAGAGAACCTGGCGCACAGGGGATGGTCAAGGAGCACCGCAGGGCAGGAAGCACGGGCTTTCGCTGCATATAACGAGAACCTTTACCGCAAGGAAAGTGAAAACGACGCCCTGAAGTATGGGGAAGCGTTGGCAGAACAGAGGCTCAACAGGAACACAAAAGCATTCGCGCTTGACGAAACAGGGCGGCAGGCAAGGTTAGGCGCAGCCCAAAATGAATATGCCTTGAGAAGGGAACAGAGGGACGAACTGGAGCGGAAGCGCCAAACCGCTATCGGGGAAAACATGAATCTTCTGAGGGTTGGGTCAGGCATTACGGGGCAAGACTTGAGCAAAGCGCTCGGAAGCAAAGCCCCCGAGATCGCAAACCAGACATTCCAGATGCAGTCCACAGATGCGCTAAACCGTTACACGGCTGGGGTCAATGCCCAGAATGCCGCCTATGACCGCGCCAGGTACGCTTATGACAATAGGCCACCGAGCTTTATGGATATGGCATTGGATGTGGGAGGCACAGTGGGGGGAGCAATCTTGACGGCTGCCCCTAACACCCTGGCTGGAAGAATAGGACAGAGGATTTATTAAATGCCCGTAAAAACACGTTCCAAGATTAAAGCTTATGATCCCCTTACCGCTGGTATAGGGATGGCGCAACAGGGTTTGGAGAATGAGGTCAGCATTCCTAACCAGCATGACGAGGATGCGAGGCTGTTTGCAGACATTCGGGAAGCCGCTGGGCCAAAACCAAGGGGTGCGGCGGCGTTAGTTGCTGGCGTGGCTAGGGGGTTTGAGTACGGAGCGCGTTCCCAGAGTACGGCAAAAAAGCAGGAAGCCCTTGAGAAGTACAACAGGGTCATGGACTATTTCCAGGCTGAAAACAACAGGGCGATGG